GATACGTCCGATATACGTATTTTACGATCTAGTACTTCTTTAGTTTCTTTATATTCTTTACCTTCTACTTTACAAAGTAGTTTAATGAATTTTTGTTTTTTCTTAGGATGTTTACCAAAAAAATCATCTGGTGTATAACCTCCACCTAATGCTTGGATTACCTCGGTTATAAGTGCGCAATCATTCCAGGTAAACGGATTTTTACTCTGATTTGGGAATGGATTCGATTCCCAAGAGAAATTTGCGTTACTCCACTGAAATGGTATTCTAGTGCTCATTAGAATGTGCCTCCATCAATAAATGAGGCAGTAGCCGCTAATGAAGCTGTGGTACTTAAAGTGCCTGGGATTTTAGCTTCAGTTGAATCAAATATTATTTCACCATCAGGGCCAGTACTTTTTAAAGAGTATACTGTTGTAGCATTAAAAACTTTAGTTTCAGCTGAGTCTATGTTGGTTCCTAAAAGGTCAAATGCTGTTGGTTCTGCCATTATTTATAATATTGAAGATAATCCATTTTTAAGAACTCATTTAAGCCTAATACTTTTTCTTTTTCTTCAGCATTTCTAATACTATAGAAATTATAGTTAGCTACTGTTTTTTCATCTCCTGTTAACATCCATTTTATAAAGAATGGTTGGTAAAGAGTATAATCGTTACTACTAGGTTTATTTAATTGATCATATTGATCTTTTGTTAATTCTTTAAATAAATATTCATTTCTTTTTTTAGAAAAATATCTTGTAAACATCCCATTCTTATAATCATCAGGAGTAGGGTATAGTGGTGGGGTAGAAGAAGTAGTTAATGATGAAACAGGGATAGATAAAATTTTACCTCTATATGGTGTCAATTTTTTATTATCACCATCTCCTGGGAATTTTCCAGTGTATGCTTCTCCATTATATAATTTATAATAAAAACCAAAATATTCAATTTGAGTATTTTCAATTATATATTCTTTTCCTGGGGTGGAAAGATTAGTTTTAATTTTATTTTTAGGTATATAAGACATTACTGTGCTATTTTATATTCCCATATTGCAAAAGGAGACTTTAGTGTTTTTTTCAGTGCTTCTCGTAATGCTGGGAAATTTTGTCCTTTAATTGTTGCTATTGTAGCCTTCACTCCCAAGTCAAAAGTTGAATAATTCCAAACAGGTTGACCATTATTATTATTATGTTCAGTTATACCTGGGTCAAAAGAGGTAGGGTCACCAATAGAGGGATGGGTTGTAGCCAATGGGTTATATTGGGCTGTAGTGTTTTCTCCAGCCGCCCACACAAACATGAAATATTGATTAGTAAAATTATTTTGGGCTCCTATACCTAATAAAACTTGACTAAAGAATTTATAATAAGCCCTAAATTGAGCATTTAAATCTTGATCATTAAATGGAGATTGAGTTTGAGCATTTAATTTTAATCTCTTAAATTTATCAAATAATATTTTTGTTTGTTCTTGTCTATCATAATTTTTAGCAGCATCCCAATCTACAAAGCCATTTAATGTAGCTATGTCGAATATTCCGCTATGGGCTGTTCCCCAGCTATATAAGTTTCCTTCAACTGTATTAGTTGTATCACGTGGTGTGTAATTTGCGTTAAGTTCTATATTTAGTTCATTTGGGTCACCAATCGCTTTTCCACCATATTTTGGGCCAGATATACTATTTAATGTTGTAGTCCAATCATTGTTTTGAATCTTATGAGATATACCAGTAGTAATGAATTGAATAGCATCTTGATAATTTTTAGGTAATAATCTAGTATCAGCTTCATAAGCTTCATAAATTTTGATACCACTTAACCCATCCATTGTTAATTCTAAATCTATAGGTAAAAATCCTATACCTGGGATATCTAATTTACCGACATAGTATCTAAAGAAATCTACTACCGCGTTTCTAGAACTATTAACTAGGTCTGAGCTTACTCCTCTACTGTTTATAGCACTATAAAGATTTTGCATTATTGTAAAATTATTTAATAATACGGTTTGAGCGTTAGCCTCTGCATTACTTATAGTATTTAAGTCTAATTTTTCTTTAAGGATTCTATCATATAATCCTACATTCCATTTACTTAAAGCGGTGGCGTTTTCTCCTACAACATTACCATTAGCTTGAGCACCAATAGTGACCATTGAAGCAAAATTATTTGATAATTTAGTTTTTACAGTAGCATCTCTTACAAAACTACCTTGATCTGTATCTAAAGTATGAGTGATAAATTTTGTTGATGGTTGTTCAAAATATTGTTTAACAGCTTCTAATTTGTCTAAATTAGGAATAAATGTACTATCTATGATTCTTACAGTATTATTATCTTCATCATATGTGACTAAAAAATTATTAACACATCCTAAGGCGTTTTGAATTCCAGACATTAAATTACTAAGGAAATCATATATTGAAATAGTATTTGTGTTAATATCTATATAACTATCTAAAATTTTAGCTATGAAATCCATATTAACATATATATCCATTGTACTACCAATATATTTACCATCTACTCTAAAACCAGTGTCTTTTAAATCTTCTATTAAAACATTTGATGGATTTGGGTTAGTAGAAGAAGCTTGGGAAGCATTAACTATTGTATTTGGATCATAGAATATTTTAGATACAGCTGAGTATTTTTTAATTGTCATGGTTATAGGAACCGCAGTAGTAGTGGGTGTAGTTATTGCATTAACTGCCGCATTAAAAAGAGCACTTACTACACCAGTTACTGGGGCTGCATTACTTGTTTGAGTTACAGAGCCAGTAACTGTAGTTATGACAGTTGGGTTAGAGATTCCTGAGGCTATTAGATATTCCTCCCCTAATGTAGCATCAAAGAGTGTTTTGTTATCTCCATCATTATTAAATCTAGTAGCATTCCATTCATCTATATAATTATCTTCTAACGTTGAGACACTTAAAGAGGTATCTTTAATTATATTTAAAGCATTATTTGATAATTTTAATGGAAGAGTTTTACTATTTATTCCTTGTTTAGAAGTAGTAACTTTTTTTGAAACTACAGAGCGAGGTAATTTATTTAACTCATTTTGTATTTCCGGAGAGTAATTAGAGTATAATGAAGAATTAGGATCAAATATCGAAGAGTAAGACACTGTTCCATTATTGATTTCTAATTCATACCATGAATATTCAATTTGGTCATAAAGATAAGCATTAGCTACTCCAGGAGCTAACCCTAATGCTCTTCCAGAAGCTACTATTGGGGTAGCTGATTTTTCATCTATAGGAACTAAGCATACACTTGGATCTAGGCTACCTTGAGTAGGGAATGTGAAACAAAAATTCTCATCTCTACTTGAATTAAATTTCATAATAGCCTGATTACCTTGTTTTGGGCTATAATATACAAGAAAATTTTGAATTATGTCTAGTAATTTACCTAGTTTAATATAAAATTGATTATATACTCCAACATTACTAACATCTAAATTTGGCTTTAAAGAAGGGAAATCAAATTTAACTATTTCTTTAGGAGTTGGTTTATCATCTCCAGAAGTATTACCTGGAATTAGATTTACTAAATTCCCAACATATGCTGATGTGACTTGATCAGGAAGATAATATCCAGATACCTGGTTTGATAATTGGTATAATATATTATTTAAAGTTGATTTATTAGCATTAACATTAAGGGGAGTAGAATTTGGATTATTTGGATCAGGAGATGCAGCTTGATCAGCTGTATTTAAAGATGAATTTGTCTTTAAAGATTCAATAACATCACCTACAGATCTCATAGTTAATGTTATATTATAACTACCATCTCTTTCTAAATTCCAAGAATAATTAACTACTCTACCTAACATAGCATCATAATTACCGCAAGAATTTTTTCTATCAGCTTGAATCTGATTTAAAAGATTTATATAATTTGTATTATTATTAAAAAAATAAGTATCTGTAGCTACATTATGATATGATTGTTTAAGTTTGCTTACTGGTGAGTCATCAACGCCTGGGTTTGTAAAATACCAAGACCATCCCCATTCTAATAACATAGAATAACCTAATCTTAAATATAGTTGTTCTATAATATTAAACTGGTCCATGCTATGGCATAATATATTAATATTAGCCTCTCTTAAAGAACCTCGGTTCATTGATTTAACATCAGCTGATACTAGGCCTGGTGGTGGTACAAAACCATATCCTAGGTTTGATTCCCATCCGTAAGCAGTATTACCTCCTAAACCATATCCTGTAGCCGGCTGGCCTTTAAATCGTAAGTTAAATAATTGGTAATCTTTGGCTCTAGATGTGTTAGTTTCTCCAATATTAACTCCAGATGATAATCTTAAAAACGCTGTGTTAGCATTTTGGTAAAAGATAGTGTCAGGATCTTTTAGAGCTATTTTATTTTTATTTTGTCGGGTAGCAATTTGCTTAGCAACAAAAGGAGAAAATCCAGCTCCTATAATATTTTTAGGCATAACTTATAAATTTAATTTATTGTAATTAGATAAAATCTCACTTACATTTGTTGGTATACGTATTTGTTCTCCTATAGGGGGATATAATGAATTTTGAGGAAAGTTATCATTAGCTATAGAAATAACCCACCATAAAGTATAATCATTATAATATTGTTGAGCTAGTCTATCATATCGATCTCCATCAGTAGTTATAACCCATATATCATTTATTGATAAAGGAATAATAGGATATTTATTATCTCTGTAATAAGTAATACCTTCTGTATTTTTTATTTTCTTTATGTCTTGATAACGGTTCATGATGGTTGTGGGGTAAATGCTGTTCCATCTATTACATTTGCTTGAACAGAGGAGTTAGATTCAGTTGGAGTAGCAGATGATACTTGTACAAATGGGAATGGTTTAATTCCAGCAGCATGAGGTGTCTTTTCATCTGTTTTATAAAATGATTTTCCAGTTCTAGGTAAAGTATAAACACTACTTTTATAATTATAATCCCAACCAATGAATGCTTCACCATATTGAGGAACAAAATTATGAATAGGAGTCATTGACACTTGTACACGTATCCCTTTAGGTAATTGACCAGTATAATACTCATTATCTGGGGTGAGTATTTTACCGTACTCATCTCTATTAATGTCCCATCCCATTCCTTCTATTTCTGAGAAATCAACACTTTTTATTATACAGGGCATACCATTAAAATAATCCCCCATTGTAAATTTAGTAACTGATCCTCTCATTAATCCTACAACTGTATTTCCTTCAGTTTCAGGTGAGTATGATGGGGCTACTGTCCACATTAAAGCATTTAGTTTTTTATAATTATTAACCATATCAGCTCTTGATAAAGCTGGTACTAAGAATGTAATACTAATATCACGGGAGAACCCGTTATATTTGTAAAGAGACTCAGCTCGTCCCATATATTTGATAGGTGACCATTCTGCTTTAGCTCCATCACTCCAGTTTTCAATATATGCTCTAAAATCTACTAATCTATTAGGGGTGCGGATGTTAGGATCATCTATAGTGAAATTCAGATCAATTATATCTTCCCCAGTGACTCCTAATTCAGTTTGATCAGCTGAAATGGCTTGATTTGGGTTTAAGATTCTTCCAGTACCTGCTATGAAATTTCCTTTATATGTAGTTTTACTAGTGCCGTATCCTGTGTCTCCATTTCCAGTATTAATTGGATTTTCTCTATTAAAACCACCATAATAAGTAGATGGAAGAACTTGTTTTCCTTCATTATCATTTATGATTCCTCTAAAATCTAATATATTATTAAAACCAGTGTCTTTAATTTGTTGTCCTAAAGATACTTCTTGTAATATTTGAGTTGAATCAAGAGTATAAATATTATTACTTGAATCAATTGATGAAGCAGGTAAATTTTTATTTAATTCTGAATTACGAGCTGATTGGTCATCTGGTAATGAGAGTGTATCTTTATATTTATCTATTCCAAAAATAGGAACTGTTTTATGATAAAATGTAAGAGAAGCTCCATCAGTTCCACTATAAACCCAGTTTATATATGGTCTTAAACCATTATCTGGGACTAAGTAATTTTTAGGTGTTATTATCTCTTGATAAGTTTTATTAAAACTTTCCTTAGGATTAACTTGAAATCTTAAAGGATTTTGCAGTCTAATACTAGTCTTCCCTATCCCTAAAATAGATCCAGGTCCACCAGAGTATTTAATTAAATTAACAGTATCCTTTGGGCCTGTAATTCCATATAATGAAGAAGCAGGTATTAATACTTCTTGTTGTCTTAAAGTTAATCTTCTATTAGTAAAAGGAATTAAAGTACCTGTTTCATCTACACCTGGGAGCAAAGGTAGTCCCATCACTAATCCCGCCGCTGATAAAGCTATATTATCTTTTCTTGATAATCCAGCGTTAACTATTCTAGTTTTTTTAGTGGTGATTGGAGATTCTTCTCCTTCTGTTTTTAAAGTATAAAGTAAAGTTAACCTATTTGTATTTGGGTTATTAAATTCTAATGTTGTATTATAATATCCAGTTTTACCACCAGTATAGTATCCTTCTCGAAATACATTAAATCCTTGTTTATTTAAATGATAACCAGTAGATAACACACCTGCCTGAGCTATTGTTCCAAGTGAGTTATATATTCTGTTAATACCATCAAATACATCTACATTTTGTCTTTCTAATAACTCTTGTTTAGCAGTAAATAATAAACCACTAGGTGATTTAATATCTATAAACCATTTACCTATTCTTTCAACATCTGTTAAAGAATCAATAAAATTTAAATACCCATTTCTTAATAAAAAATCAGGAGATGTAGGAAATGACCCTGTTGGGATAGGAGTTACAATATAGGGTTGATTACTAGAAGCTTCCCCAGGTCTATCTTTTCCAAAACCTAATGATTTTAAATTAGTTTGTAAATCTATTAAGGGCATTATCTAGGTTGATTTAGAGTATAAGGTAATGCTTGTCCTGTAGGAGAAATTGTTGGGTTTATTCCACCTAAATCTAATTGAGATGGAGTTGGCAATGTGTTATTAGTGCCATCTAAATATTGTTGAAATAGATTATTAACTCCCATAGCATCCTTTCCTGTCACAGAGTAACTATCATGTAAAGGAGATTGTGCTGTTGCTAATTGGTTAGTAGCAGGAGTAGCACCATTAAATGGAGTTAAATTTGATTCCCCATGTTGTAATTTATCTAGTAATCCCATAGTTGTAATTTATTATAAATATTAAATATTATTGGGTTTTAACTCCAGTAGTTAAATTTCCAGTATTGACTGCCTCTGCTATTTCTCTATTACCTACTTTAACAGATGTAGTAATATTAGCTCTAGATATTCCTTCTGAGATTCTATCTACGATTCTATCTAAGAAAGCATTCATATCTGGGGTTCTTTCTTTAGCAGCATTAATTTTATTTAATGGAGTAACTGTAGCTCCTGGTTTTAATGATAATACTTCAGGGCCCTTTTCTCCCACTAATACTGATCCTTCTCCTAGTACTGTTCCTCCACTTGCTAATCCTGGGGTTTTAGATGAAAATGCGGCTATTGCTCCACCAACTATTGCTAATCCAGCTATTGCCGCTGCTGCCGCTGCTCCAAATGATGTGGCACTAGCTCCAGCCACACGTGCTGCTGCTACTGCCATTTCTTTTGAGGCAGTCTCAGTTAAAACTCGATTATATGCTCTAGCAGTTAGTAATTGAGATACCATTGAAGTAACACTCATAGTTAAAGCAAAAAGCATTCTTCCTGTTAATATCCCAGCTATTAATCCAAATACTACTTTTAATTTATCGCCTACTGTTAACATTTGAGCTAACATTTCTAATGGACCAGCTAATGCTTCAGTCATTTTTTCTATAGACTTATTTATACTTTCTTGAACAGATAAACGTTTTAATTCTTCAGATCCAACACCCATTACTTTTTGAAGCTGTTCATCTGATAAGCCATTTATATTTCTTTGATCGTAAATCATTTTAGCCATTTCTTCACGGCCTAAACCTAAAGATTTGGCTATGGCTTCTTGTTGAATACGATTACTACCAGCAAATGAATTAATAAGGTCTTGATTAGTACCTATTTCTTTAGTTAATCCAACTATATCATTATTTAATGCATATAATCTTGCTTGTTCTAAATTAATTTGTTTACCTGTTAGTAATTCTGCTTCTAATTCGGCTGAGATGCTGTCTTCAAAGTTTAGTAATGAGCTAGCTATTTTATCAACTTGTGATAAAGATAATCCTAATTTTCTAGCTTCAGCGTTAGCAAGAGCTATTTTAGTTGGGTTGCCGCCTAAAGATAAAGCAATATCATCAGAAGTATTAGCTACATCTTTAAGAGTTGAAGATAATGATATACCAGTACGATTAGTTTTATTAAATGATTCTAATTGTTTACCTACAGATATATTACTAGCTTTTAAATCTACACCTGATATTCTAGTGAAGCGAGCCATTTTACCAGCATCTTCAGCAGACATACCCATAAGATTAACCATCTCAGCTGCCTCTTGGAGTGTTTCTTTTGTAAAAATAGCATCAGCGTTTACACCAAATTGTTTAGATAATTCTGTAGCTGTTTTAATATAGTCAGAAGATGAAATAAGAGACATATTAAGGGTATCCATATGGGCTATGTTTTTCCCTGTTGTTCTTCCAAATTCAACCTGTGCTTTATTTAATGAATTAAATCCTTCAATTATTTTACTTATAATAAAAGCACCTTCTCCCCACTTACTAAAACTTTCAGCTGCTCCACTTAATGATTCTCCTATACCTGGGATGTTTCCTAGCTTTCCAGCTAGTCTACCCATAAATCCTAATTCTTTATTTAATTCGTTTGCAGTAGCTACTAATCCTTCATACGCTACATTTTGTCCATCAATAATAGCTTTATTTTCAGATAATGCTTCTTGAGTTTTATATAACTCATTATTGTTTTTCTTTAACTGTTGTTCAAGTTTTCTTTTTTCGTATCTTTCTTGTTGAGTTAATTGACCTTGAGCTCTTAAAGAATTAATAAGAGCAGTTTTAGCGGCTATCTCTTGTTGTAATAAATTTTGTTTATTAGTTAAAGAAGATTCTTCATCTTGTAATAGCTGTTGAGCATTTTCTATTCTTTGCTTTTCCTTTTCAATTTGAGATTTTAAATTAACAATCTCTTTAGCTGACATTTTACTTATGTCTTTTTGATGATATTGTATTTTCTCAGCTAATGATGTTAATTTTCTATAAGCTTTAACACTATCATTTAACCCAATATTTTGATTAGAAATTTCTTTAACTATTCTTTGAAAAGCGGTTAATGATGCACTAATATCAGATGTCAGCTCAGCATATTCTTTACGTAAACGATCTAATTCTTGACGAGCTTGACCAATTGCTTGAGCTCGTTGAGCTTCAGCATCAGCAGCTGCTTGAGTTAATCCCTCAATTTGCTGATAATACTTTTTTAGTTCTTCTAATTCTCTAGCTGATAATTGGTTACTTGCCATAATTTATGTATATATGATAAATATTAAAAAAGCTAAGTTTTAATACTTAGCTAATTTTTTACCTTTGTCCATTTGGCCTTTAAAATGTGATGGTAGATCTATTTTACCTTCTTTAATTTTTTGAGATTGAGAACCTAAGTCTTCATTTTGAGAAGTATTTTGTTTATCATAATACTCTCTCATTTTGTTAAAAGTAAACATACGTAACCAAATAGGCATATTATAGACTGTTTCCCAATCATAACCTCCTTGACCATGAAAAACTATTTCATGAATTTGAGAAAATAAATTAACCCTAGCTTGAGAAGCTAGATCAGAGGTCAGGCCAAAAAAAGTTAAGTCCAATGGGAATATCAACTTTGTTGTTTCTCCCTTCGGGAAAAAAGGTCAGATCTACGTCTGGCTGAACCTCCTTTATGTACTCCCTTAACGCCCTGGAGTCACGAGCTAAAAATATATTATCAACAAATTCACGGATGTCTTTTGCTTCTCTATTTCCTCCGACTGAGGTAATAATGTATTTTATTCTTGTTGATAAATCTGCTGAAGAGTTTTTATTGATTTTCTTTAAGCCTTCTAATTCAGCATTTATTTTCTTTTCATCTTTACCTGTTAACAATTTAAATGTAATTTCAATTCCTGAATATGGTAATGTGAAATTAAATTCATTAATTCCTTTTTTAAATAATTTAGTATTTAAAGGTTTATTTTCTAATTTTGATAGATCTACATTTTGTTCTTCTCCACCCCAACTAAATTTATATTCACTGCCATATCCTAAAATACGAGCAGCTACTAAAACAGCGTTTTTATCGCCTATAATTAGGTCTTCATAATCTACGTCAGAAACGATGAGTGATTTGACTAACTCATCTAATACCGTACCTTTACTAATATAGTTTTGGTTGGTTAGAATATCTTCTTCACGAGCTGTCATATATTTCATTTCAATCTTACCACTTGATAATGGAGATGATTCTGGATAGATTAAGCCTTGTGATGGTAGCTCAACAATTTCTGTTGGCATTTTAAATTTATTTTCCATAGATTTTATTAATATAACTTTTAATGTCTTATATAAATATATACAATTATTTAGCTTGGTAATTTTCTTTCATAAAGTTATAATACTTATTTACAGGCTTCCATTCTTGAACAAATTGAGATGGAGCCTCTCCTAACTCACCAGTTACTTCTACAGGGTATACTGTTACAGTATTAGGAGAAGTTGTTGTTGTTACTTTATTAATATCTTCAATATCTAAACCTGTTTGACTTAATGTGTTAGTTTGAGCACTTGGATTAGAATTTAAATAATAACCAAATCCTGGGCCCCATATTTGAGAAAATAAATTAGGTGCCCCTTGAAATTCACCTTGTACAAATAAAGGATAAACAGTTGGATCAATATTTTGAACTGTAGTAGGAGAAGAATTACTATTGCTATTATCTAAATCAGTTAAACCTAAAGTGTTAACTTGCTGGTTACCAGCGTTACTAATAATAGTATTATAATTGTCTAAATAACTTTGTCCTGGGTTAGGGTTATATAGTGGGGAGAACTGGGATGGTGCTCCTTGAAACTCACCCATAAATGTTTGAGATGGTTGAGGATAGTTTGTAGGAGCAGTTATAGTATTAGGTACAAATGTAGTGTTAAATGCTAATGGGTTTGTATTATCTAAACCTGTTTCACCACCCAAAACAGTATTAGGTTGTATATTAGAGTTATAATTTATAATATATTGGTTAGTAGGACCCCATATTTGAGAATATTGGTTTGGAGCTGTATTAAATTCTCCTTGAACAAATTGTGGGTATTGAGTAACAGTAGATGGTACAGTAGTTGTAGGGAGAGCATTAGAGTTTTCAATATCTAATCCAGTTTCATCCAATGTATTAGGTTGAGTATTAGGATTATAGTTTACAATATATTGATTATTTGGACCCCAAGTCTGAAAATATTGTGTTGATACACTATTAAATTCTCCTAAAGCAAATTGAGGATAAACTGTAATAGTATCAGGAGTAGTAGTTGTTAGAGCAAATGATGTATTAGTATTATCTAGCCCAGTTTGTCCTAAAGTATTAGGCTGTATGTTGGGGTTATAATTTGCTAAATATCCAAAACCAGGTCCCCACACTTGATTAAATAATGTAGGTACTCCATTAAATTCTCCTTGAACATATTGAGGGTATGCAGTTGTATCTACAGGCAATTCAGTTGTAGGAACAAAAGACGAGTTTGAATTATCTAATCCAGTTTCATCTAATGTTACAGGTTGTAATGTGTCAAAATTTATAGGGCTATTAACATAAGCATTCTCATAAGTATTATTAGGCCCATATGGTGAAGAATATTGAGTTGATGCTCCTCCAAATTCACCTGTTGACTGATTAGGATAATTTGTAGGATTGAAAGGAGTAGTTGTTGTTGGTGTATAGGCTGGGTTTATGTTATCTAGTCCAGTTTGGCCTTGTATGATAGTATTAGGTTGAACATTAGGATTAAATGTGTTTAAGTATGTGCTGGTTGGAGTATATGCTTGATTAAAATTGTCACTTTGGCCTCCGAATTCACCAGACGCTAAACTTGGGTATGAAGTATTAGGGCTAGGAGCAGCTGTTGTTGATACTAAACCTATATTTTCTATATCTAACCCAGTTTCATCTAAGCTATTAGGTTGAACATTGGGGTCATAATTATTCAAATATGTTTTATTGGGTCCATATATTTGAGCATATTGAGTAGAGACTGAATTATATTCACCTTTAGCTAAACTAGGGTAATCAGTAGTATTATTTGGTGATACAGTTGTAGGGACAGATGATGGGTCTGTATTATCTAATCCAGTTTCTGGTAATGATTGTCTTAAAGGGCTAGTAGGTGCTCCAACTACTATATCATTATAATTGATAACTGGGGTCCATATTTGTAAAAATTGTAAAGCACTTTGTCCTAATCCTCCTTTAGCTGTAGCTGGGTATGAGGTTAGTGTATTAGGTATGGTAGTTGAAGGTATATAGGTTGGGTTATCTATATCTAATCCTGTTTCTTTTAAAGTAGGAGGTTGGATACCAGTATTAGTTCCTCCTTCAAATGAGTTAACATATGTGTTAGTTGAATTCCAAACTTGTTGGAATGGAGTAACCCCTGTATTAAATTCTCCTGTAGCTGGGTTTACAGGGCCATTACCTTGTTGAGGCGTTGGGTTGATATCTAGGTTTGATTGGTTTTTAAGGAGTAAATCTAATAGACCCATATTGTATTTTATTATAAATATTAGAAAAGAAAAGCCCACATTACTGTGGGCCTTTTTATGTTTAAATAGCGAATATTAGAAGTTCAATACGCAGTAATCCATTCCAACAGTCATTGTGATGTTTACAGCTTGGTTTTCAGTATCCCAGTTATAATCACCGAAGTTGGCTTCTTTAATAAATGCGCCTTTTATAATCCATTCACTAACAACGTCACCTACAGGTCCTAAAACATCTAATACTAAGTCCTTCTTATAGAAGTCTGAGTATCCATCTCTACCTGTTACTGATTCATGGTGTAAACGTACCCATTCCATTACTGATTGAGCTCCAGAAGGCGTGATTGGATCGAATAGGGTCATTTGAATATCACCCCATGTTGTTTTTCCTTTAACCTTTCTGTACACGTTAATGTGGTTTAATGTTACTTCACCTTGTGATACAGTTACAGCGTTTACTCCTTTTACTAAATAGCTAGGAACTCCATCCATATACAGGATAAATCTGTTAGCCTGTTTTGGTTCAAATGCTGTGAAAAATATTTCGTTTGCGTTTAATATTGCCATTGTCTTTTATTTATTATAAATATTCAATCTTTAAATTTTATGCTGGGAAACTGGCTCCAGTTGGTGTAACAATGAAATCTAAGTAAATAAATTCAGCAGTTTTAGTTGGTTGAATATAAATTTGACCTACCATTTGATTTCTATCAATTACATCAGCTGTGTTGTTACTATCATCCATGATTACTTTAAACGCATACAATCCTTGTCTTTGTTGAACATTCTCTAAGTATGGATTTACTTGTGCTAAGAAGTTATTTCTTGTAGCTACACTATTTTGTTCAAATACTAATGTGTTAGCAACTTGAGAAATATAACTCTTAAGAGCGATTAACAAACGACGAACATTTACACGATCAAGAGCAGATGGTTTAGTTTGTAATGTTTTCTGACCATATACTACAACACCTTGTCCTGGGAATGTAGCTATTGGGTTCACTTTGCCTTCGTATAATGTATCGCGAGTAGATTGAGGTAATTTTCTTTCAGCTTGAATTACTTGACCTAAACCACCACGATTAATACCTGCTGGTGCGAACCAAGGTTCGGCTACTTTATCGTTATAAGCATATACTCCACCCATTACAGTTGAAGCTGGTACCCATACTCTTTGACCACTATTAGGATCAGTTACTTGAACCCAAGGCCAGTATGAAGCAGCATATGAAGTGTTTTTATCTTGAGCTTTAGATACAACAGTACTTACTGTTTGACCATAAGCTGCTAAATCAGCGATATAAATACAATCTCCTCTATCTTGACAGTTAGAAATAATAGTATTAATTTGACTTGAGTGGCCTGTTAAGTTATCACACAAACCTGGGGTCATAATAATATTGTATTGATAATCATCTTTATTAGCTAATAAATTAATCATATCATTATAATAGCTAGATGATAATCCTTGAGTATTGTCAGATGTGATCTGATCGTAAAATTTAGCACCAACTTTTATAGTGCCTGAGGCGCTAGTAAATGAACCTGTAGCAGGTACTGGTAATGAGGCAGTATAAGATGGGTTTGATATTGTTCCGTTACTATTTAAGTAATTTGGGGTTGGATTATTAACAGCTGACACTCTTACATATCTTGATCCACCAACATAGCTTCCAGTTGTCTGTAGGTAGTAACCATCAGTAGTTTTTAAAGTTTGAGTTTGATCACCAATTACTTTAGAAATATAATTAGGGGAGAATGGATCTAATGACAAATTATTCCATTGTTCTAAGATAATTGGATTCAATGCATTATCATCACCTCTACGAATCAATAATGTGAATGTTCCTGAAGAAGAATTGGTAGTTGTGATTTGCCATCTAATATTATCTGCTGATCCACTAGCTAATACACCATTACCATCCATTGAACTTGAACTATTTTGATCAAGTCCTTCAGAAATTGTCTTTAATTCGATTGTAGGATTAGTAGCAACACCTGATCCACCACTAATAGGAGTACTTGTAGCTGGGGAGAATGTTCCTGATACTACACGGGATACAAGTAATGTGTCTCCACCATTATTAAAATAATTATAAGCTGCGATTGATGTGAAGTAAGAGTATATAACTCCTCCACTGACTAAGGTAGTACCAAATTTATTTTGGTAATCACTCCAACTAGTTACTAATGTTGGAATGTTGACTGGTCCTTTTACAGTTGGACCAATTATAGCTGCTCCGGCTTGTATTGGACCTTGAGTAACAAATGAATTATCTGTTTCTGTCGCTAATACACCTGGTGATACTAAAGTTTCTGCCATGTTATTAAATGTGTTTTATTTTAGTTATAAATATCCTAAGAGGCGTCGAAATTATGAAATAGGGATGAATTCTCCTTTTTCTAAATCAATATTCCCGTCTCCATATTTTTGTTGAAGTTGTTTACCTATTTGTTCTTCTGTTTCTAATTGATTTTGAAGAGTTTGTTTTAGTTTTTGTTTTTCTTTTTCTAAAATTAAAATTCTATATTCTAAAGTACCTAATTGTTCAATTAGAAGTGATTGGTTATTTTGAATGTTTTTTAGAGATTGAATTTCTTCTTGAGTTAAAACTTGTTTTTCCATAATTTATTATTTGTTATAAATATTATACACCATAATTACTATACCAATTATATCTAGAAGACGATATAGATGATATTGGGGTAGGTGGTGTATATAGATCTGTGTCTTTTATATTAAAATTAGTAACTCCAGAATAATTCCCTTTAACACTAAAAAATTCATAAAAGAATATATTAAACCTATCATTACTAGTTACAACAGGTTGATTCATAGTTGATACTCCATTTAAGAATAAAGGAGAGGGGGATGGAGATCTTAAACTATTACCATTTATATTTATGGGATAAAAAGAACTTGATATTACAGTAGGAGATGAACTTGATGGAACTATACTAAATGATGTATTCCATGAACTCGCTGGGAATGAAAATAAATCTCCATTTAATGTTCGGAGATATCCTTGGGAGATATTTCCTTGTGAAGAATTTAAAGCCATTTGGGGTCCTACTAATGTAAAACTACCTGTTCCTGCTGTTCCTCCATATGGATCTAATTTTAAAGTTTTTGTAACTGAAAAATCTGTTATTCCTCCATAGTTATTATATCTTGGACTATAGTATACGCAATTATCTAATCCTATTCCTCGAGACCAGTATGCTATATCAGCAGTAGTTGACGATGGATTTATAGTAGGAAAAGTTATTTTAGTTATTCCATTTTGAGTATTGGGGGTAAATAAGGAGGTACTAACACATAAGGCATGAGATGTTGATAATGGAGCCCTCGGGATGAAATATATTCTTCCATTGGGTGCTAAACTCCCTATATATGAGACTCGACTTGCTCCTAATGGGGCAGCATTTAATAATGATGATGATTCTACTATAAATGGAGAAATATTAGGATCAAATCTATAAACTCTAAAACCACTATTTGTATTAGTTGGACTATTTATCATCCAGTAAATATACCCATCTATTCCTAAAACATTAGATACGCATCTTTGAGCAACACCCCCAGGGTATTGAAAACTTTGTGTAATATAAGTATCATTTGAAGGATTTACTTCTATTATATATCCCGTAGTAGAACTAGCATTATTAGCAGGTATAAAACTATAATCAACAGCATACATTTTTCCATTTGGGGCTAGCACTAATGATGGGAATTTCTCATATACATTTGCTGTACCTGTACTCCCAGGTAAAAATAATGTACCTCCAGCGCTACTCGCTGTGATAAATTCTACTGTTGTAGAAGAGTAATTAGTTGAAGCTAAATTTATAGATCCAGATTTTACTTTTAATACACAAGTAGCTGTTCCTGGGGCAGAATAAAGATGTCCATTTGGAGCTAATGTAGGCGCCAGCCATGAATCCCATCTTTGTGAATTATTACTCCATCCTGGGATATTAGAGGCAGTAGGAGTAATATTAGAGGATGTTAGATAATATCCCCAAGTTGAGTTCATAATTGTTCCTGTTGATACTATCATGGTGCTATATCTCCAAATAAATAACAAGTATTATCAGTAAATGTTAAAGTAGCAGCACTATATTGTGTGCGAAGTTTTCTCATATTGTTAGCGCTTAACAATGTAGTTGTAGCATCAGGTATAAAAGTAACTTGTCCAGATCCTGATTGGAAAACAATTACTTGATCTCCTGAATTGAAAAGAGATGCGGTTATATATACTTCTAAACTAGAAGGTGAAAATATTCTTACTATTTTATTATTATCAGCGGCAGCTAGAGCGTAATTAGTAGTTTCAGTCCCAAATGTTAAGGCAGCAGGAGTTGACCCTCCTCCAGTCCCATATGATCCTGTTTTATATATTTGACCATTAGAATCTAATATTAAAACACTATTAGCTGCTCCTCCTAAATTACTTGCGCCTGACCAAAATAATGAACCACTAAATGTAGTTGAGCCACTTATTAAAAGTGATGAAGTTATAGTTTGAGTAGTAGATACTAATTTTACATATCTTAAATCAGCTTGATCTTGATTAAGAGTAGACAATGGGAACCATTTACCATATCCTCCAACATCAGCACTTTGACTAACAAATATATATGCTAAGCCATCTGGGTCTGGGATGCTGCTGTCTCCTGATACTACCCATACTGTAGCATTAGTTATAGAACCGGTATTGTTTCCTGAAGAAGATGCTATTAAATTATTTGTACCTGAGGAAGAAGGGCCTGTTAAAACTGTTGTTAAGGCGGTTGTTATGTTACCATTAACTGGGAGTACTCCATTTACTGTTCTAACATCAGCGTCAATATTAGTTCCATTAAAACTTAGACCTTGTCCTAATTTAGTACTTACAACATTACTTCCATTTATATTTATACCATTCCCAGCTGTATAGGTTTGTCCGCTGCCTGTATCTATTGTAACTATAAATTGGGTTCCATCTGCTTTAGTAAATTCAATAACATTTGAATTTGGAGCAACTGATGCTGTTAGTAATAATGAACCTGTGTTTATATTTACAGTTGGGTCTATGTTTGCTATAGAATTAGATAAAAATATTAGAGTAGTATCTAATTGTTGAAAAGAAAGAGTAGAATTATTAGCATAATCAAATCCTCCATCTAAATAATACTCTCGAGTAGTGAATTGTAAATCCTCAGGTTGTATAGGTTGTCCCATAATCTTTATATATTAGGATTATTTTTTAAATCATTTATATTAACAACAGTTTCACTATTAACTACTAATTTATTTCTATTAGAAAATTTACTAATGAATGTTGTATCTTTTTGTAATGTATCTGGTACAATATAACCAAATAATTTAATTGTAAAGGCACTTCTTACTGATCTTTCTCCATTATCTGACAATTCATTAGTAATAGGGAATGAATCGATATGTGCTCTAAATTTAAAGCGCTCTGGGTCACCCCAATAGGCATCTGAAGCATATTGCACTGCTTCAATTATTTTATTTAATTGGTCATTATAATAAGTAAATATTACACAATCATAGGTTATTGTTAAGTAATCAGGAACAACAGAAGCATATAATGTTTCTTCAGGTTTAATGTTGTTTAATATATTAAATTTACTATAAGCATTTTGTTTACTATATCGTTGTCCTGTTACTGTTATATTATGAGGATTATTAGCGTCTAGTTTATTTGTAAGATTTCTATTTTTCTCAATACTGTTTTTCTTAAAAGCAATAAGTGGGGCCATTATCCTACCTTGTAAATCTCTATAGTAACCATCCTTTTGGAAAGATTTCCATTTTTCAGGTGAACCATATATAATAGGTACTTCTATTCTTTCACCATTTTGAATAACAAATGGTTTAATAACATTTTGAAAATAATACATTATAGCCCAATCTAAGTCTTCTAACCCAATAGATAAAGGTTTTACAGTATCATCTTTATATGAAAATTGATTTCCTCTATTAATTTGATTAGCATCATTAGGATTACCTGTAGGAGAAAACCCAGGTGAACCAACTGGTGGCTCATAAGGTGTCTGTAAAGACTCGCTTATTTCTTTTTGTGTTTTTGGTATTGGTTTTCTTCCTTTAGCCATTATAATCTTTGTTTAAT